ATGTTCGAGGCGACGGCGGTTATATTATTGCTGCGCCAAGCATTATTGAGGGCAAGCAGTATGTTTGGGAAGCTGCACATCATCCTGATGATACCGAGATTGTTGATGCACCTGAGTGGTTGCTTAACCTACTCAATTCTGAACGCTCTCCAGCGCCTGCCCCGGGAGCGCAGGAAGTACCGGATGAAGATAAGTACACATCCGGTTCACGCAATGACAAGTTGTTTCGCAAAGGCATTGCTTTGCGTAAAATGGGCTTGCCTTATAAAAACATACTCCAGGGCCTTGAAGAGCTTAACCGTTTAAAATGCTTCCCCCATCTTACTGAAAAAGAAATTGCAACAATCGCGCAAAGCGCAGCACGCTATGAACCTGAAAAGAAAAAACCTCTCAATTATGCAAAAGAGCCTTACACCGATGTTTGGAACGCTAAACTCTTTTACGAGAAATACGGCGATTCTATATGCTATTGCAACGCTCTCGGAGGCTGGTTTGTTTACAACGGCACACACTGGGTAAAGGATGATTTTAAAATTGTTTCTTTGGCTAAGAGCACCGTCAAGCAGATGTACGATATGGCAACAGTGAACAGCGAAAAAGAACTTTTCAAACACGCTGAAAAAAGCGAAGCGGAAAGCAAGTTGCGCAGTATGATAAACCTTGTCCGCGACCACGACGGTATCAATCTTAATTCCGACCAATTCGATAATAATCTCTATTTGGTCAACTGCCTTAATGGCACACTTGATTTGTCTACCGGTAAAATGATGCCGCATCTAAAAGAAAATCATATCACTAAACAAGTCGCACTCGCATATGATGCGCAAGCGCAATGCCCCACCTGGGAAAAGTTTATTGAGAGCATATTTATGAGTAACGCCGAAACTATTCATTTCGTGCATAAAGCTATCGGCTACGCTCTTTCGGGATCTATTGCGGAGCAGTGTCTGTTTATTCTTTACGGTGTCGGGAGTAATGGAAAATCTACTTTCCTTGAAACTATCTCAAAAGTTTTAGGCGATTATGCGATGAGTACTCTTTCGTCAACGATTATGGAAAAAAATAATAATTCTATCCCGAACGATATTGCCCGGCTCAAAGGCGCAAGGTTTGTAAACGCTATTGAGACGGAAGAAAATAAGAAAATAGCGGAATCAATAATTAAAACGCTGACTGGCGGCGACAAGATCGTGGCTCGCTTCTTAAATAAAGAGTTTTTTGAGTTTCACGCGACATTTAAAATCTTCCTGGCTACTAATCACAAACCGCGCATCTCGGGTACTGATAACGGTATTTGGCGACGGATCAGATATATTCCGTTTAAGAAGGTTATAACGGTTGAAGAGCGCGACAGGAGCCTTCCTGAGAGGCTTTTAGCTGAACACGACGGCATTCTAAGCTGGGCGGTAGAAGGCTTTAAACTGTGGCAAGCTGAGGGGCTTGGCAGTTGCGCTGAGATTGACAAGGCAACGCTTGAATACCGTGAGGAATCCGATATATTACAGGAATTTATTGCTGACAGATGTGAAGTTAAATCTGAATGCTTTGTGCAGTCAAGTTTAATATGCAAAGAGCTTTCTGAATGGTGTAAAGAGAACGGATTATATCGTATTTCCCGGAGCAAATTAATTGAATATTTGGAAAGCAAAAAGTATGAAAAAAAGATGATGACTTTCGGACCTCAAAAGGGCAGTATGTTTTGGCACGGAATTGGCATTAAAAAGAGTAGAGAAGCGTTCGGTAATGAATCTCTACCGGCACTTTTTGAAGAAACCCAGGCTGATGAAAGACCGTATTAGTTGTGGATAAGTGCAAAAGTAGAGATTCATTTCTCTACTTTTAAAAAACTCTACCTCAAAACAATACTAAGAAGTACTTGAAAAATCATTGAGTTTTTAAAAAAGTAGTGAAGTAGAGATATTTTTATAACCCCTTACATAATGAGAAAATAGAAAATAGATATATTTAAGGATAGTAAAAAAAGTAATCTCTACTCTACTACTTTCCAAAAAAGGAGCTTGAAAATGTTAGCCCAAGAAAGCCGAAAAAATGGCGAAAACCGCGGTGAAAAGTTCGCGAAGCTTTACCCCATGTTTGTGGCAGGTAATAAGTGGCTCAGCGACCGCAAGGAAAGCGGCCTGGCCACGCGAAAGGATGCGCTTGACTTTTGTGATAACGTAGCGTACCCGCTTCATGAGTTGTATAAGGCATTTACTGCGGATGAGCGGAAAACAATTTACGCTGTAATGCGCGTGTACGATAAGTGCGGTGGTAAGAGTATCCGTTTTAGGCACGTAATGTCGAAGGTAAAGGCTGCGTAGTATTCTTACCCTCTTAAAAAGGAAGGTGCAAAGTATGCGAGAATCAGAAGTATATAAAATGCTCGATGATCATCAGAAGAAAGTTGAGAAGTTCTTCTCAGCTAATTTCTTAAAAGTATTCGACGTAGCAAACAAGCAGGGGGCGTACATAAACCGTATGCATGAATTTGTATTTACGGCGAACAGGTTCAAGGTTGTATTTTTCTTTTTGCTTCTCTGTGTGAAGGGTAGCTGGGCCCTGAAGTTCTACGATAAAGTGCATCCTGAAAAAGCAGCTGTGCAAGCATAGGGGAATTATTGCAGACCAACTGCCCGTGCTTCAAAGGATTTAAAGGAGTGTGAAAAATGAAAGGTTACAAAGGATTTAAGAGTGATTTTACTTGCAATGGCTTTAAATACAAAGAGAGTAACGAGTATAAAATCGACCAAGAACCTATCGTGTGTGAGAAGGGGTTCCATTATTGTGAAAATCCGTTAGATGTTTGGGAGTATTACGGACTAGAAGATGATAATGTTTTTTGTGAGATTGAAGCAATAGGTGACAATAAAAAAGATGGTAATAAGTCAGTCACTAATCATATCAAAATCGTAAAAAAACTTGCTCTTAACGAGTTTATCGAGAGTGCCGTTGCTTATGTACAAACATTATGTAAAGTAAAAAGCTCCGGCGATAACTCGCAGAACGCAAGCTCCGGCTATAACTCGCAGAACGCAAGCTCCGGCGATAACTCGCAGAACGCAAGCTCCGGCGATAACTCGCAGAACGCAAGCTCCGGAAATAACTCGAAGAACGCAAGCTTCGGCTATAACTCGAAGAACGCAAGCTTCGGCTATAACTCGCAGAACGCAAGCTTCGGCTATAACTCGAAGAACGCAAGCTCCGGCGATAACTCGTCAATAGAAATGAAAGGCGAACATAACGTTGGTGCCAATATAGGAATAAGGGGAACTATTAAAGGAATAAAAGGAAGTTGGATAACACTTGCCGAATACAACGACCTATACGAATGTGTGTGCGTAAAATCCGCCAAAATAGACGGAAAGAAAATTAAAGAAAATACATGGTACAAGCTAGAAAAAGGAAAATTTAAGAAAGTATAAGGAGCGACCATGAAAGAGAAAGAAACGTGGGAAGATAGTTTTGATTTGAAATTTAAGGCGACTATGCGTAATGGATTAACTCGTTTTGAGATTTTAGGCATTAAAACATATTTTGCATCTATAATTGATGCCAAGGACAAAGGATGCGGCACTCGCTTTTTTGGGGAAAACGAAATAGACCGTTTTATTAAATTTAACAAATTGGTAGATTTGCTCGATAAAAAGTTTAAGAAACTGGAAAAGTGAGATGATGAAATGGGCTATGTAAGTGCTTGGAATGAAGAGAAACGCAAAGAGGCTGTAAACGCGTACATGCATTATACGCGCGTTCAAAAGTGTGAGCATAAGCAAACAGTGTCGCTTCTTTCCCGTCAATACAATAGGCACATAGACACAATTGAGCGGTGGATCGTTAAATACATTTTGTTACTCGATACTATGCACGGTAAAAAAGCACCTAAAAAGCAAAATAGGGCAAAATAGGGCAAAATCTTAAAATCAGCTTTTTTTGCAGTATAATATAATTGAAGCCAAATAACAGAGCGCAAGCTCGGTGGTTGGAGCATTTTCATTTTTAATAAGCTATTAAATAATTTAACTATAAACCTGATACGGATAGAGAGCATTTATTCGTATGAGGTTTTTTCTTTTATGAGGCAATAACTTATGGCAACGAGAGGCAGAAAGCCAGGATGTAAAAAGACGGGCGGCCGCGACTGGGGCCCGGGTAATCCGCCGCCTAAAAGTATGGGATGTAGAATGTCATCAGAAGCCAGGCAGCTAAGGAAGCTAACCACTGATGAGTTTATAAAACGTGTTACAAAATACTTTCATGCGCCGAAAGATAAGTTAGAGAATATTGTGACAGATGGTAAATCTACGTCGCTTGATGTTTATATCTGTACTTGTATCCTTGGTGGAATAAAATCTTTTAACTATGACACGCTTGATAAAATGCTGAACAGAATTATTGGGCCCGTAAAGGTTAAACTTGAACACACAGGAGAGGATGGCGGCGCAATAATATTAGATTTTAATAAAGACGACGAGAAATTATGAGTTCTTTGATTTTAACACCGAAGCAAAGAGAAGCTTCTCGGTTGATGGGTAGGTATAAAACAGTTTTACTCGAAGGTGGAACACGGTCAGGAAAAACTGTACTCATTATTCGAAACATGATTATACGGGCACTACACTATCCAGAAACATGGCACGTTGCTTTGAGATTACGGTTCAAGCATGCTCGTCAAAGTTTGTGGGTGCAGACGTTGCCGAAAGTTCATCGGATGTTGGGTTTTCGGGAGCATGTGCATTACGAGCTTAATAAATCGGACTTAACGGTCACATATAATATCAAACAGCCCAACGGTAAAATACTACATTCGGTGTTAATTGTAGGAGGGCTGGACGATAAAGATAGGGTAGAAAAGATACTTGGTAATGAGTTCGCAACGATCTTTGTAAATGAGGCAAGTCAGATTGCTTTTGACTCAATCGAAACTCTAATGACTCGTTTGAATCCGCCTCGAGGTGTGGCTCCTAGGTTTTGGATTGATTACAATCCTCCTTCGAAGCAGCATTGGGGATACAAAGTATTTCACGACCGCAGATTCCCAGACGGAAGAGCGGTGCCTGACGACGATTATAAATGGATTAAGATTAATCCTTTTGACAATAAAGAAAATATTAGTTCAACGCTCTTTGATACGTTAAAGAACCTCAGCGGTGTGAAGCGAATACGATTCCTCGAAGGTGGTTACTCCAGTGATGACGGGTCACTTTGGAAGCGGAAGTGGATACATTATAAACCGGCTCCTAAAGACTTGGTCAGGGTTGTGGTTGGGGTTGACCCTTCAGGCTCGATTGACGGCGACGAAGTTGGTATTGTAGCAGCTGGCATCGATAAAGAAAAGAAGATTTATGTTATTGCTGAACGTAGCCTGAACGGGTCTCCCAAAGAATGGGGAGATGAAGTGGCGGACGTTTACGACTTGGTGAAAGCGGACGCTGTCGCTGCTGAAAAGAACTTCGGCGGGGATATGGTAGAAGCAACGATAACGAAGTTCGGTGAAAAGAACATTAACGTTATTTTGGTTAACGCTTCTCGAGGAAAGGCAGTGCGAGCAGAACCGATTTCAGCGATGTACGCGAACGGCAACGTGTTTCATTGTGAACAATTCATAGCTCTTGAAGACGAACTTTGTTTAGCACAAGGAACAGAAGTTTCAGTATTACAAGGTATAAAAAAAATAGAGAACATTTGTGAAGGTGATTATGTCCTAACAAGAAATGGATTTAAAAAAGTCATTAAAGCAGGTTTAACAGGAATAAAAGAAGTTTATGAATTGAAAGTAGCAAATCGTGTTTTATATTTAACAGGTAATCATAAAGTATATACACAATACGGATATATAAGAGCAGACAAACTTAATAAAAATAGCGAGGTGTTGTTATGTCGCAAAAGCCAATTAGATTGTGTCAGAAATTCAACCATAATAAATATTACAAAGCTAATGACGGATATTATAAATTGTCAAGGTCGTGTGGTGCAACCTGTATGCACAGAGATGTTTGGGAATATCATAACGGACAAATTATTAAAGGATATGACATACATCACAAAGATGAAAACAGGTCAAACAACAAAATTGAAAATCTTGAAAGTCTTACACGAAAAGAACATCGTGCAAAACATTTGCTTAGCGGAATTGCTGTTTGGTCGAAAGAACAACACAGCAAGAAATCAACTAATCAATGGAAAAACAAAGTATCAAAAATACATATATGCAAAAACTGTGAAAAAGAATACAGTTCTTTCGGGCAATGTTCTATGTTCTGTACACCCAAATGTAGAAAAGCATTTTATAAAAAGTATTCAAAAAAAGAACTTGCTGCTGCCAGTCTATGATTTAACAGTTGAAGATGACAATGAATTTTTTGCAAACGGAATATTAGTGCATAACTGTACTTGGAAGCCAGGAGAAGGACAAAGCCCGAACAAGTTAGATGCGTTGGTTTGGGCGATAACGGAATTGATGACAGGTGAAGTGAAAGAGGAGCCTCAAGAAGAGGTCTTCGAAAATGGAGTGGATAATATATGGCAATAAATAAATTTAGCGAGAAGATAGTGGAAAACGGAGTAGAGATGATGCTCTCCGAAACATACAGAGATTTTAATAAAGACGGCCCCTGGAATAAGATTGGTGATCCGAAAGCTGAGAAGGAATTAACAACCGAAGAACGCATACAACTTTTAACCAATAGCCGTGACCGGTATTGGAAGACTCCCGAGGGACGTTGCTTGGTTGAATCCGCCGTACATTATATTATTGGTTCGGGAATTGTTTATCACTCTGAAGACGAAAATCCAATTGTACAAGAATCTCTGGACCAGTTTTGGAATAATCCCTCAAATAATATGGAACTCAGGCAGAAAGAGATTGTCCGTCGGGCTTTAAGAGACGGCGAGGTCTTCATACGTTTCTTTGAGTCTTCTTCAGGAACTTGCCAGATTCGTTTTGTTGAGCCTGAACAAATTGTTGACATTAAGAGAGACCCTGAAGATAACGAGACAATTGAATCGTATGAAAGACAATGGACTGCTCTTGGCGCAACAACCGTTTCAAATGAATCAATACCTTCAGCGGACGTTATACATATAAAATTAAATGTAGACATGAACATGAAGCGAGGCCGCTCGTATATGGAGCCGGTGATTAAAAGGCTAGTGCAGTTGGACGACTTTATAGAAGGACGCACCCGTAAGAATCGTATCGCAGCAGGCCACATTCTTGAGAAGATTGTGAAAGGTAAAATGGCAGGAGCGGATAAGGTTCAATCCGTTTCTGATGGAATGAGTGATGCAAAAATCGATGCGGGTGTTTCTACCGCTTCAAAGAAGATGCCGAAACTTGGTTCAGTAATTGTACATAATGAATCAATTGAATATAAATGGTGCAACCCTGAGATAAGAGCGGACGATTGCAAGGAAGACGCAAGACTGATTAAGCTTTCGATTTGTTCTGGATTAAATGCTCCTGAATTTCTCTTAGCAGACGCATCCAATGCAAATTATTCCAGTACTTTAGTCTCAGAAAACCCATACGTTAAAAGCATCGAGGATCTACAAGATACATTTGCAATTTACTTTCAAGCCATCTTTAGAAAAGTAATTGAGCGGTTGCTTGTTAAGAAAGTTATCCCAGCGACTTCGACTGAAACTAAGTTGTATGAAAGTTGGGTTATAAAGTTAATACCGAAGAAACTCAAAGCGATCAGAGAGGCAATTGACCAGGCTCTCCAAACAGAAACTAAAACCGTTGTACTGACGAAGACAAGTACAAGCATCGAATTTCCTCAGATGATACACAAGGAGCTTAAGACGGATACCGAAGCTTATCAAATTCACTCAACGATGGGTTGGGCTTCTGACGAAACAATAGCCGGTAAACTTGGCTATGATTTTGTGAAGGAACAAGAGAAGATCGCAAGAAGCAAACAAGCACAAGCAGAAGACCCGAACTACGACGCCGAAAGACAAGCGGAGTTGGATGCTAAAAATCAGGAGCCTGAATAATGGCTATACCGTTTCGCAGCGAAGAGCGAGCACACAAGGATTTTCTTAAATATCAAATACAACTTGAGGGGGCTCTTGCTGACTTGCATAAGAATACGGAGATTGTTCTTTCAAATATTATCAATAGGAACGTTAACTCTTCTGGAACAATTGACAAAGCAAAGATAAAACTTATTGTCGATAAATATATGAGGAATGCACTCAAAGATTATCGCATTCAACTTGCGCGGCAGCTCAAAGTTGGAGTAGCAGATTCCGCAACGCTCGGGATGAAGTCGATAATGGGCGCGGTGGCTCCTCATCGTAAAGTTACCAGCGATCTGTTAACCAATATTACCAAAGCAATCCGAAACGATATTGTTAACCTAAGAGGTGTTGATGGGCTAACACTTTCAGAGAGAGTTTGGAAGTTGACACGAGATAACGAATTCGAGCTTAAACGTATTCTTGCAGGTGACATTTTGCAGGGAGCATCGGCAGGCCGGATAAGCCGTGATTTAAGAGGCTTCTTGAACCAACCTGACACCGTACGTGGAAAGTTACGGGACTTGCTTAGACCAGGTACCGGAACCTACAAATCAGCCTACAAGAACGCTTTACGTGTGGCCCGGACAGAGACAAACCGTGCTTATATTGATGGGCAAGCGGATACGGCCAAAGCAATGGGCTATAAATTACAGTTTAAGCTTTCGGGCGCACATCCTGAATACGACATATGTGATCCGTATGATGGTCAGATATTTGACCCTGACGATTTTCCTGCTCCAGTGCATCCTAATTGTATGTGTTACGGGCTAACGGTTTTACCTTCTTAGGAGGACATTGTGTTGGATAAAGAATATTTACGAGAACAGAAGAATAAGCATTTAAGAAATAAGATTAAGAAGCAAATGCAAGAGAAGGAACACCGTAAAGAATTAAATTTCGATAGACGCAATTACAGTTATTTAAGAAATTCGAATTCAGGAGATAACAATGATTAATATTAATGAATTACCAGATTCTAGTTTCGCGTACATCGCAAAAGACGGAAGCCGTCACTTTCCCTTTAAAGAAAAAGACGGTCAAATAAATTTACCGTTACTTCGTGATTCTTTAAATAAAGCTATATCGCACGAGTTTGGGGAAAAAGCGATGCCGAAATTAAAGCAAGCAGCGAAAAAAATGAAAGTCGACGAGTACTCTGAAAGCTTTAAAGGCGGAGAAGGTTTTTTCACCGCGCAAGTGCAAATGACTGCATTGAGGGAGCAGTTTAAGGATAATGTAAAGCACAAACCTAACGATGAAAAGCGTGAAATTGCAATCCCTTTGTTAGTGGAAGGATGGGGGAACGAGGTAGACAACAATTACTACAAACCGAAGGCAGTAATTGAATCTGCCTCTTATCTCCAGTCAAGACGGAAGATGTACCTTAACCATCCGAAAGTTGAAACTGATTCTCGTGATTTAAGAGATTGGGCTGGCTCAATCCAGGAAACATGGGTAGATACGCTTTCGGACGGTAGGAAAGTAGCGATGGGTAGAGTAAAAATACTTGACAATTGGCTCTGGGAACGTTGCAAATTGGCTCCTGATGAAATTGCAGATTCGATTATAGGCCGCGGAAAAGCAAGGAAGGGAGACGTGAACGGGCGTTCAGGCAACATTGTTGAGAGTATTGAATACGTAAAGTCTTGCGATTTTGTTGACTATGGTGGGAATGTTCCTTTCGGAATGGTTTCGTTTATAGAAAACGATAAGCAAGATAAAAATACACAGGAGGCAAGTGAAATGCAGATAACTGAGATTACGTTGGGCATGTTAAAAGAATCAAGGCAGGATCTTATATCCGAAATTGAGAAAGTAGCGATAGTTGAGAAGGATAAAAAGATTAGTGAACTTGAAGCGAAGCTGAAAGAGCAGGAAGCTTCTCAGCAAGACTTGAAGAAAAAACTTGACGAGATGCAAGTTAAAGAACAGCTTCAACTCAAAGAGAAAGTTGTTGAAAAAGCTTTAGCGGAAAGCAAACTTCCGGTTGAAGCTAAAACAGAAATATTCAAGGGCCTGCTCATGAATTGCTCAGAATATAAAAACGGAGACAAAGTTGTCACTGTTGAAGAGCAGGTAAAAAACTTAATCGTTGATAGAGAATCTATCGTCGGAAAAGTTAGTCCAGTAAAAGGCATGGGCGATGTTGAAAAGAAAACCGAAGTGATCGCGGAAGATCAGAAGAAGTTCAACGAAGGAATATTTGGAATCAAAGAAGAGAAGAAAGATAAATAGCTGTTGATGTTAAAATTAAACATTGGAGGATACTCATATGGCTCAGATAAAAGAAAATTTTGCACACAATGGAGACTTTCAGGTATATATCCCAAAAAACTCTACTGGTATTTCAAGTGGTGACGTTGTTGTAATGCCCAGGAAAGCAGACCCTCGCTCAAGAGCAACGCTCGGTGCTTTAGGAAGAATATCTCCTATCGCTTCCGCAAGCTACGCTCCATGGGTGGTTGGTGTAGCAGACGCAGATTTTAGTGCCGACACCGTCGGTACAACTCTGTACGCTGCTGCTACTGCTAATCAGGCTATTCCTGTTTACAAAAAGGGAGTGTTTAAACTGGCAATTGTTGAAACATCAGGAAACGCTGGAGACTTGGTTAAATTCTCTTCAGGTGCTTCTGGTGCTCAGCTTTTCACCAGGGCGAACGTTAAAGTTTCAGAAGCAATCGGGAAAATCGAAAAAACCTTCTCTGGTGCAACTGCAAACGATGCTCAGTATGTTCGATTAATTGAGAAAGACGAAGTCGGACTTGACATAGCTTTCTTTCTTGAAAACCGTATCATCAACGATTGTCGTGTGCTCCCTATTTCGGGAAATTCTCAGTCATTTGTTGATGTTGGGACAACCTACACAGGCAATCGCCAGGGTAATTTAGTTGTCATCAAAGGTAAATTCTGCCGTATTACAAGAGACACAAATCTTGCAGTCGGTAAACTTACCGGCGGTGCAGCGTCTGCTTGGAAAGCAAGAATGATTGTTGCAAGGTCAGGCGGATTCGCTTACAGAACTTGTTCCGGTACAAAAACCACACTTGCTACTTTCACTAAGACCGGTTTCAGTGCAGCGTATTTTACGCCCACAACCCAGACTTCCGGTGAAATTGCAATTGGGTATGTTGTGTTTGGCTCAGCTGTAACTAAAGCAACGGCAGGTATGTTGTTCCAGCTTCACGGGATAGCAAGACTTCCTGTTGGCTATTGCCATTGGGCGTTATAATCTAGTTGGATCGGCGTAGGTAATGAGGTGATGGTGTGCTGGGTTTATCCTTTTTACTCAGCACACCATACCTTAAAATCTTATAAAAGAGGAGCATGAAATGTTGACGGACAGACAAAACAGAACAGCAGAGTATATCGGTAGAGTTGTTAACCGTAAAACTAGAGAAGGTAATGAGAAGAAATGGAATAAGAATATTCAAGCAAACAAACCTCTCTACATTTTAGGTAATCCTTTACCGAAGGGATTAATTGCTTATCTGGTAGGCGCTGGGCCTTCTTTAGAAAAGAATATTAACGAACTCAAGAACGTCGGATCAAGAGGAATTATTGTCGGAATAGACGCTAATTTAAAGTTCATGTTGGAACACGGTGTTAAACCAGAATACTGCGTGAGCTTGGATGCGTCCGACAAGATGTGGACGATGGTGAAGCCGGTGATTAAATATACCAAAGATATCACTCTCGTTGTTAACATTGCTTCAAACCCAAAAGTAATCAAACATTGGCTCGGGCCCAAATTCTTTTTTAATTCAATGCATCCTCGTTTTGGTTCTAAGACGGAAGAGTTTTTTGCAGGTTCCCGGTACGCAATTGCAAAGAAGAATGTAAAAAAAGGTGAAGAGCTGAGGATGAACAATAATTACAAGATTGTTTTCCCCGGAGTGCTGCTTGAGCTCCCTTGCGGAGGAAACGTAACTACAACTGCCCATGCTTTTTGCTTGCAATGTTTGAAAGCTAATACGATTGCATTGGTAGGGATGGATTGCTCTTGGGAATCTGACAGTCATTTTTATGCTGGAAAAGAACATGGGCAAAATATAAGAGCAAGAGTTTTAAATGAACAGCTTCTTACACATTTAGATATTAATAAAAAGAGAGTGCGTACTAATTTTTCTATGCACTCGTTTAAGTCTTGGCACGAGCAAGTAGCTTTGCAGCATCCTTATACGTGTATTAATGCGACCGAAGGCGGCATTGTTGGAATAGACGATAAAGGTGAAAAAGAACCTTTCATGGGATTTGCAACTTTAAAAGAGGTGATCGCAAACTACTCTCCTCGCGAAGATAAGATTAAAAGAGAAAACAAATTCCCGAAACCTAAAAAGGAAAAGCAGACTGCACAGGCGGTGGAAAATGTACTTACTAAAGGACAGGAATAATAATACTTTTTCACATGGTGACGAGATCGTAGTTTTTTTAAATTTGAATGACGCAGCTTTTTTGCAAAGTTGTATTAAGGAAGAGATGAGGATAGAAAATATTAATTATTTACCAGCTCACTCGGTAATATGTCAACTAAAGGAATTGATAAAACATGAATGACACAATGGAAGCAAGGACAATTAGGACGTTAGCAAGGCTTAAGGATTTGTGGGAACAAAACATTATAACCAACAAACCTTTAATCAAGAAAGACGTCAGTTTACTCTGGAATGACTTTCAGAAAATCGAAGGTTGTTTGGTAGCTGCCAGCCCTAACTTGTCTCAAACTTTGACGGCTTTAAAAGAGAGGAGCCGGTCTTCAATTCCTACGGAAGTGTGTGCCGTGGATATGGCTGCGAAGTATTTGATTGACAATGGTATCAAACCAGATTATGTGATTTGCTGTGAAGGAAGAGGAGAGGCTGCGAAGATGTTCAACTTTGACTCGACTGGAATACCACTAATCTGCGACGTTGCAACAAACCCTGAAATTGTTAAAAACTGGAAGGGACCGATTTATTTTTTCATAATTAACAATCCTTGTATTGACTTGGATAATGAAAATAAAACTTTTGTAGAAAGGCATAAAAGCTTGAGCGGAGTTTCAACATCCTTAGTTGTTGGGGGTAATGTGGGCTCGGCTGGATTATCGTTTTTGTTGTCGGTTAGAAACTGTCGGAGAGTTCATTTATATGGACACGAATTTTCCTGGCAGAAAGATGGTGATTTTTATTGTGGTGGGATTCATAAAGATATGGCAGAAAAAAGAATTCTAACAGAAAAACGATCGGGCACTTTGTATGAGAAAAAAGACATGAATGGAAACGTTATTTATACCAATATGAGCTTGTTAACATTTTTAGATTGGTATAAGGACGTCATGAAACTTTATCCAGATGTTATTATAAATCATACAGCTGCTGGATTGTTATTTTAGAATCAAATTAAAAAACGGAGGATACAAAAATGAGTGAACTAGAATTTACAAGTATAAAAGAAGCCGCAACGAGGCCTGATTTCATCAAGCTGATGAGCTCGGGGATGAAAACGAAGATGATGGATGCTTACGAAAAAGCTGCAAGTGAATATGAACAGCTGGTAAGCTTTGAAACCAGCACCAAAGACAAGGAAGACTATCCTGCTCTTTCCGGCATTGGTATGCCAGAGAAAGTGTTGGAAGGTGAACCTTACAAGGAAGCGGGTATTGGTGCGTTGCAAGCAACTACCATCACCAACTACAAGTTTGGAAGAATACTTGCTATTACCAGAGAAATGGTTGACGATGACCAGACAAAAATGGTTAAAAATCAACCTGGCAGACTCGGGCAAGCACACAAAGATTACGAGAACAAGGTTGTTTTCTCGGCAATTGTTGGTGGCGGAACCGCTGCGACATGCTACGATGGATTGGCAATTTACACAACCAACCATTTAAACCGTAAAGGCGGAGCTGCACAGGCTAATAACGACAATATTTACACCAACGTGACCATGTCCGCGGGTGCGATTGTTGTTGCTTGTGAAATGATCAATCTTTGGAAAGGACTTGACGATGATGAAATTTCAGTCAACCCGATAGCGATTGTTTGTTCAGCGAGGCTTTCTTACACAGCAAAGTATTTAATGTCAGGAACTATCATACCGACTTTTGCAGCTGGTGTTTTTGGTCCCGCAAATGCGTCTGCTTCCGCAGGAAATATGGTGATGCCGTTGCTGAAAGTTATACCGTGCAAATGGTTAACGAAAGTAGGCGGTACCGCACTTGACTGGTACATATGGACAGACATACCTGGCTGGGTATTCCAGACCAGAGACGCTCTTGAATTATTGGAAGAGGGTAATCTTTCCGCTTCCTATTTTGAGAGAGATGTCATGCGCTGGAAATCAAGGATACGGTTTGGTTTTGACTGTATAGATTGGCGTGCTTCAATGAAAATAAGCTAATAAGGAACGGTTTGGGAGGCGGTATCTGCGCGGATTCCGTCTCCCATACTAGTTAAAAACGGAGGCATCAAATGAGTAGTCATATTGTAAAGACGTCTGGTTTGCAAGTAGGGATGAGGGTTGTAAAGCCGGTGCTTGGGAAAAAGGGAGACATTAAAGTTAACGCAGGAGAGATCTTGAGCAAAGCGCATGTCACAAAGATGCAAGGCTGGAAGGGCCTTGACGCTGCGAATCCGAAGGGTATCGAAGTGGACAGCTCAGCTCGGCATTCAGGCTCGGAACTTCCCGATATTGTTGACCACCCTGAAAGAAGCCCTCTTGTAGAAGCGAAAGCAAAACAGAACGCTCAAAGCAGGATTACGGTACCTGGTATCTACGATGAAAACAGTAAATGTTTGAATCCGTCTCCTCTAGAGAGAGAACTGGCAGCGAGAGAAAAAGAAAAAGGTAAATAAAATGATACCTACACCTTCGTTAGATTTAAACGCAGATACTAAAAAGCTTGATATGGAAAATTTTATGGTTAACTATATCAATAAAATTATTGCGTTTGATGTTTCGATTGGACGGAGCAAAGATAATTTTTTCCCTGAAGAGTTTAAGAACGTGACTACCAACATTGAGAAAATTAAAGCTGAAGATGTAAGGGTTTTCATCGGCGGTGGGAACATGTTCTTTTTAAAGACACACGCGAAGCTCACGGGCTGGCACGTGCAGTGCGTACAGGTGCGTGGGCTGGCAAGGCGTACTATCCATTTAAAAGAAATGTTGACATAAGAGAGGACATCATGGTTGACGAATCGAAGTGGAGACAAGAAGACAGTATAAATTTTATAACTAAAAATTGGTTGATAATCGTAACACTAGCAAGTTGTTTGATAACTTATACAACTCTCGCAGCGACTGTAAGGTATCAAGGTTGTCAAATTGAAGAAATTCAAAACAATGGCTCACCTGCTGTAAGAGGCATGCAAAAAGATATACGTTGGATAATGGAAGTGATGGCTTGTAAATGGGGTTTAGTTGTTCCAAAAAACGAGGTGGATAAATGATTTTTTCTTTGATACCGGCTAAGGTTAATTCTTCTCGGCTACCAGGTAAAAACACTTTTAAGTTTCTACTGGACGGAAAACCTTTAATTGCTTATACGATTGAGGCCGTGAAAGCTGCGGTTATTCAGCCTAACGTTTTCACAAACGAAGAGGATATCAAAGACAATTTCGGTTCGATTATTGTTTCTAGAAGCTCTGAAACTTGTACTCCTCAATCAACAATGAAATCAGTAGTAGCAGCGTTCGTTGAAAAGCTCGGAATTAAACAAGACGATATAATCCTCTTAACGTATTTAACATGTCCTTTTCGGACATCAGAAAACCTTAAGAAAGCTCTGGAATTATTCCAAAAATCTGGTGCTTCGAGTTTGCAGTCGGTTAACGCCGTAGACTACAGGCCATTTGGGTTGATGCAACAAGACGGTAATTGTGATTATAAATTTACGTGCTTAAGAGATCAACAAGATTTTTACCAGCAGCAAAACACACCAACATTATACAAAGCAAACGGTGCAATTTACATATTTAAAGTGTCTGAGCTCAAAAACCTGAATAATCAAATGTTTAATGCATGGACGGTAGGGTGTAAGTTAAATCCTATTGAAAGTTTAGACATTGACACTGAATTAGATTTCATGTTTGCTGAAAAAATATTGGAGAGGAAACAAAATGAACGTCTTGTTAATCAATTGTCCAGTGAGGGAATCAGCGAAGCCGAATCTTGTACCTCTTGGAGTAGGCTACATAGCGAGCACTTTGAAACAAGCAGGACATAGTGTTATTGTCTTAGACCTTAACGCTAGGCGTAGTGATAAAGCGTACGTTGAAGAATATTTGAGACAAGTAGCACACGCATTTGACTTGTTCGGTATCTCAGGAATTTTGACAACTTACGGTTATCAAAAATGGCTCATTGAAACTTTAAAAAAATACTCAAGTAAACCAATAATCTGCGGAGGCGGATGTGCTTCAGTGATTGGGAGTTTACTTTTAAAAGCCGGTGCAACTGAAGTTATCTCAGGAGCCGGTGAAAATCCTTTGTTGAAATATTTAAATAGTTCTTTGAAATATAAAACCATAGACGAAATACCTTCTCCCGATTGGGGGAGTATGAATATGGAAACATATTTAGTGAACCCGATATGGGGAGCGAATACAGGCAACAGTAGTAACGTCGGAATTCATCCCGATATAGAAAACGTTAAACGAAGCGTCAACGTTATTACTTCCAGAGGATGCCCATTTAATTGCAACTTTTGCCACGACTTGTTCGGTTGCAACTATCAACAACGTTCCGTTGAAAGCGTTATCGTAGAACTAACTCACTTAAAGAAAACATACAACGTTGACTTTGTTGGATTTGTAGACGATAACATGATGGTTAATAAAATATGGGTTTTAGAATTTTGTAGTCAAATGCAATCTTTAAATCTTCTCTGGGGTTGCCATGCGAGAGTGAACGAAGTAAACAACGAAGTCCTCTCCGCAGCTTACAAAGCCGGTTGTCGTTGGATTGGGTACGGAGTTGAAAGCGGATCGCAGACGATACTGAACTTAATGAATAAAAAAGCGACGGTGCAACAAGGAAGCTTAGCGATTGAGTTGACAAAGAAAAATAATATCTATCCAAACACATCTTTTATTTATGGATACCCTGGAGAGACTAAAAAGACGGTAGATGAGACTCTCAACTTCTGCCGTGCAGCTGGTATCAAACCTAGTTTCTTTTACGCAATACCTTATCCAGGATCGAAGTTGTACAAAGATAATGAGTTGAAGATAATTTCAAAGTTCGGTGGCTTTGAAAACTTTGTAGAAAAGCTGGGAGACGCAAAAAACTTTGTAGTGAACTTAACAGACATGCCCGATAGTAAGTTTTTTAAGTTGAAAGAATATCTTGATAAAGGAGTCTTGCAATGAACCAGAAAGAAAAGAAACAAGACGTGAAGCTAGACATGGAAAGGATCTACATCGAACACCCAGAGTTTTATGGGAAGGAGATGATTGAACGCCATGTCAAAAGATATGATTGGACTTTGTCTAAACTCAACGCTGATGACGATGTGCTAGAACTTTGTTGTGGTTCGGGATACGGAAGTAAAATGATTGCGGAAAAATGCAAAAAGGTTTTAGCTTTAGATAAAAGTAAAGACGCTATCGCCTACGCAAAACAACATTACAAGAAGGATAACCTACAATACGAACCAGAAGATTTGTCTAACCCTAACTTTTGGAAGTACGCTTTAAACTTAAAGTTCAACGCTATTGTTTGGATCGAAGCTATTGAACATTTTACCGATTTACAAGCTGTAGTGATGTTGCAAGTCTTGAGCAAGATGCTTCTTCCGGGAGGACGGATTATAATCTCTACTCCTGACAAAGAAAACTCAGAAAGTAAAAACGAATTTCATGTTAAAGAATACACAGCTTTTGAACTTAAGAATTTAATCCGTCGTTATTTTAATATAGATGAAATTAAAGTCGAGAACAACTTTATTTACATTGTTGCGAGGTAAAAATGAATTTAGGTAGAAAGAAAATCGGAGAAGGAAAACCAGCTTACATTATCGCAGAAATTGGAATCAACCATAACGGTGATTTCGATTTAGCACACAAGTTGATTAACGCTGCGAAAGATTGCGGAGTAGATTGTGTGAAGTTCCAGAAACGAAACCTGGAACAAATCTACCATCCCGAAGTCCTCGAAAACCCGCACTTACATTCTATCGGGCTGGGGGTTTATATTCCTATTCTCAGGAAATGCGAATTTACCAGAGAGCAACACGGCGAGCTTAAAGCTTATGCGGAAATGCAAGGGTTAGATTATCTCTGTACTCCGTTCGATGTACAATCTGCTGAAGAGATAGAAGGTATCGGAGTACACTCTTATAAAGTTGGCTCGATTGATTTAAAAAACTTTCATCTTCTTCAGAAATTGGTGAGCTTTAAAAAGCCGATAATCATTTCAACCGGTATGTCGTCATGGGAAGATATTTTAGAAGTCAACGAGTTTTTGAAAAACTCGGGCGTTGAATACGCTTTCATGCATTGCGTTTCAACTTATCCAGTGGACTTTAAAGATTGTAATTTAAAGATGTTGGATAAACTCAAAGAGCTTCGGATTCCAGTAGGTTATAGCGGACATGAACGCGGGGTGGAGATTTCGGTTTGCGCTGTTGCGATGGGAGCCTCAATTGTAGAACGGCACTTTACATTTGACAGAACAATGGTGGGCCCAGACCACGCTGCCAGTCTTGAACCTACAGGCTTAAAGAAGATGGTAGAGCACATCAGGGCATTCGAGCTTGCGCGGGGGGACGGTGTTAAGCGCATCACTCGAGGAGAACAGATAGTTCGGGAGAGTCTGGGACGCAACCCTTTAGACAAGGGTACAAGTGCCTTGCCGAACCTAGAATAAGAGCTAGAATGGTCAAAGCGGAGGCTGAAACAACGTAATTTTGTAGTAAAAGGAGAGATTGTATGGAATGGGGAGCAAAAGGAAGGTTCCACGATTTAGACCAGGTAATCGCAGCTTTGAATCCAAAGGCTGTTGAGTTTCACCTTACTGATGAAGACGTTAAAAAGGTTTCAGACCTGGATGTCTGCAGCAAAACCTATCCTATTGATTACTCCATTCATCTCCCAGAATATTGGGAGCAGGTAATGATTGATCCTTGCAACTTAGATGAGCTTAAAAAGAATATGGAAATTTACAAAGCTTGCATTGAAAAGGGTTTGAATATAAAAAACAATTTCGTCTGCAGCGGTAAGTTGAAAGTTATATTACATCCAGGAGCTTCCACGGTTGACCCTTTACCTGAGATGTTTCATCAAGGAGATATTGAATACCCTAAAAAGTTTTACGTCAACGATCTTTATTTAAAGTTTCGTTCTTTCACAACTTACTTGATGATGATACCAGCATTTAAAGACAGTATTGAAATTCTGGTAGAAAATATGCCACCGCTTCCCTGGTTTTATGGTGGTCAATACTATAGTAATATATTTTGCGACCCGAAAGAGATAGTTGAATATTGTAAAAAGTACGTTGTTGGTTTTTGTCTCGACATTTCACATTTAGGTTTATACTGCAACTACACCGGTCAAGATTTAATTGAGTCGGTAAAATTACTGAAACCTTATGTTCGTCAAATACATATTGCCGACGCTTCGGGAACGGATGGAGAAGGAGCCTCAATTGGAGAAGGCAATATTGATTTTGAATCTGTAATGCAAGAACTCAAAGACTTGAATGTAGCAGTAATTCCTGAAACAATGTGGGGTCATAAATCAGAATTTGCAGGATTTAAACAAGTAATTAAAGTGTGTAGTCAATATCTATGAGAATAAATTATAAACATTCAGAAGAAACCAAAAGAAAAATAGGACTTGCAAATGCTATTGCATTGAAAGGAAGAAAATTGCCTAAAGAAACTTGCGAAAAAATTAGATTGAATAATGCAAAATATTGGAAAGGAAAAACACGGCCAGAAGATACGAAAAAGAAAATAAGTATAGCACATAAAGGAAAAAAACCTTATGCTATGACTGATGAAATTAGAAAAAAAATGAGTATGTCAAGAAAAGGTAAGCATTATATAAAAATGAGTATTTCAAAATCAAGCTCAAAAAACCCTCAATGGAAAGGTGGCGTTAATAAAATAAATCAAAGTATTAGAAATAATATTATGGATTCTTTAAATTATAAATTATGGCATAAGTCGGTATTTGAAAGAGATAATTATACTTGTAGAATGTGTTTTCAAAAAGGTAAAGAATTAAATGCACATCATATTTATAGTTTTAATAAATTTCCTGAATTAAGATTTGCAATAAATAATGGGATTACTTTGTGTAAAAAATGCCACAAAGAATTACATAGGAGAAAATAATGGCACTAACCACAGCACAACTTGATACATTAATAGAGTCAGCAAGGGTTGCTTTACAAAGCGCTCTCGACAACCCTAAACCTAACTATGGGATTGGTGCAAGAACGGTAAGTTTCGCAGACTACATCAATACCCTTCAAGAAAACTTAACGAAGTTAGTAGAGTTGCAGTCGAGTTCTCCTTCAGAAATTGTGAGGGATTTCGATTCGGAAATAACCGCCGTTGGAACAGATAACACCGAATACGAAGGTGATTCAAATATATGAGCATAGACTACAGAGAAGATTTGGAAACTATAATGGATGACTTCAAGGTTCTTGCAACGCAAAAGCGTCCTGCGGAATCTTACAACGACAGAGGTGAGGCAACTCCAACTTTTACCACCGTCATCACAGCAAATGTTTCAATTCAACCTGTAGATATGGGTAAGGAAAGCTTTATCGGAGAAGAAGGTAAGGTTGAATATTACTCTCATATAATTTACGCTTGCTACAATGTTTCGGGTGGTGTTTTATCAGTCTTGGTAGGAGACCGATTTTATGTTGGAACGGATTTTTACGAAGTAAAACAAGTGACTGAATACGATTTTGCACATCAAGAAATTCACTGTGTTCTGGTGAAAGGAAAAGCTTAATGGGTATTGAAATTAAAGGCGTGGAAGAACTGAATAAGAATTTAGAAATCTTCAAACAAGAAGCTGCGGCCTTATTAGCTCGAGCTGTCTTTAATGGTTGTGTGTTGGTACAAAACGATGCGAAGGAAGGACACGGCTTTGAAGCTCACTCCAGCGGACGCTATCAAGACCGTACAACTAATTTAACAAATTCTATTCAAGCTCAAAAGCCTAAAATTTCAGGCACAAGAATACGTTGTGAAACGGTAGCCGGAATCGAATACGCTGCAGTAGTAGAACTCGGTGGTACCCATACTTCTAAATCAGGAAAAACCTGGCAGACTAAACCATATCCTTTTATGTTTCCGGCTTTAGAAAAATCCCGGAACGTAATTGTCGAATCAGTGACGAGCTTATTGAAAAGTATAAGGTGGATAAAATAATGGACGTAATTAAATCAATGATTTATAAAGTTATAAGAGACGATGCAGTGGCGACGATAGGGATTCGGGCTTTACTCGGGCAGACCGTAAGTCCTTACGGAGTTTATCACGCAAATTTACCCGATAATTTTGATTTTTCGAGTAGTAAAAAATATATCACCTATTACCAGTTAACTGGTGAATTTGATACGTCGATGCCTCGGAATAATTTCTCAACCATTGCGAAGCAAGAGACTTATCAGATTACCGTTTGGGGTGGTGACAACACTAATAGTTGCGATAAAATTTTAGACCGTGTTCGTTGTCTTTTAGAAGGAAAACACAAGACTACGAACCCAACAACAGCAGCAATGGTTTTTAATATAAAATGTGAATGGGAAGGTCCTGACCAATGGCACGACCTTTACAAAATCTTTCACAAAACAGCGAGGTTTAGAGTATGGCTACAGGACTGCACGATTGTCGGAGATTAAAAGCTGATGAGGATTTAGATTCCAGGTACGAGGTTTGTTCGTTACAACTCTTTCAAGATGGTGAGCATCGAGATTTCGGTGATTTCATGTGCAACGTTTTTATTGAGAAAAATACAAACATCGTAAAATGGATTCAAATCAACCACCTTACAACTACGGTGTCTCCTAACGACAGAGTAGTGCTGGAGAGAAGTATATTTGTTGTTGAAGAGGTAGTAGATGGGAATGCTTTAAAGGTTTGCTTTGACTCTCTTGAAAGCAGTCTTTTAAAGTTTCAAGACATGGGTGTATCTATTGAAAAAGGTATAAAAGTACCAGTCAATCAGGTTCTTTCTACAGAAGATGTTCATTTTGTGGATCAATGGTGCGGAGTTTGGACAAGAAATATCTGCGAGAATTATCAGCTTTTAAAGAAAGGCAAATCGATAAAAGACTTGAAAGACGTTTGCAAAGATAAGCCGGCAGTTATTGTAGGAGCCGGTCCCTCTTTGGATAAGAATATCGACGAGCTGAAAGATATTAACGCTTTGATAATTGCAACGGATAGAGCATACAAACCACTACTTGCAAGAGGTATTGAGCCTGATCTTGTGGTAAGCGTAGACTGTCACGATGATTTAATTTTAGGTTATTTAGATAAAGTGGACAGCTCAAAACATACACTAGTTTTGAACGCGGCAGCAGACTATCAAATTGCAAAGATTTGGAAAGGCCGTATTTTGTATTTTAATATGGGGCACGCCGGTATGCAATTTTGCGATCGCGTGCTACCATACTTGTTTTCACATTTTATGGCCATAGCAAACGTTGGCTGTGTTGTCAACACAGCCCTGATAGTAGCTCACTGGATTGGTTGCAAGGATTTAATTTTAGCTGGCTGTGATTTCTCTTATCCTGGCCAGAAAATGTCCTGCGACAAATACGATTGGGTAGATGGAGCGTTTCAGAAAATTGAAGTAGACGAATTAGCACGGTTTGTTAAGAGGTCTGGTAAAATACAAAAAAATGGCATTTACACATACCCGCCTTTTATGGACTATGAAAAAACAATGAAGGTATTAGCTGAGACTCAAGACTACAATATTATAAATGCTACTGAAGGTGGTATCATTGATAAATTTCCGATTATGACGCTAAAAGAAGCGAAGCAAAAATACTGTCAATTCGGCGTTGAAGTTGCGAGGCTTAATTTAAAACAGGAGGATTAATAAAATGAGTGTACAAAAAGAAAACATGCTATTTGGAGTCGGAGAACTCTATCTCGGAAATGTGAGAATAGGGAACTTGAAAGACGCCAGCTTTGCTTATACTAAAGAATTCGTGGAAGCGAAGCCTGGTGATGGTGTTAATATAGTCAGGAGAGATTTGACAAAAGAGAGTGCAATCCTTACCGGTACTCTTTGCGATATAGCAATTGAGAGAATACCGATGTTGATGGGTTTGACAATGTCAACAACGCAGTTAACTGGGACAACTACTCTCAGGGTCGTGGAAGAGTTGCAGCTTGGTGCTTCTACAACCACTTGGAAAACGCTTGCAGAGCATGCTGTATCTACAACTAATCCAGTAATTTACTCTCTGGACTATCAGAGTAAGTATCTTGACGGAACAGATTTTTCGTTGACTACTTCAGGAACTTTGAGAACAAAGATCAAAGCAAAGTCTACAACTTTCAAGAGCAAGTATGTTCTTGTAGTTTACGACTACGCAGACAAGTCCGCCTTACACGCACACGTGGGCGGTAAGTTAACACACGAAGAGCTGAAACTTAAATTTGTTCATACAATGAGCAACGGGAAAAAGCTCCAGATTACAATCCCGAAAGCTCAGTTGACTGGCGAATTTAGTATGCCGTTCAAGGAAGATGCTCATATGACCATACCGGTAAGCTTTACGGCGGTCGGGGATTACACACTTGCAAAAGGCCAGAGGTTGTTTACAATAATCAAAGAAGGATAAATTGAAGTAAAAATAAACGGAGGTATCCAATGGAAGTAAAACTTGACAATTTTTTGGCTTTAAAGACGTTCACAAAAGCGGAAGCAACATTTAGCATCGGAGAGAGGCAATTCAAAATGAAACCTCTCGTCCCGCGCAAGCTTCGTGAGCTGGTAGCGATAATTGAGTCGAGCGGTAAAGAGATCCCGAATCTTTCGGATTTCAATGCTTCCATTGGATACGTCTTAAGTAAGATGGTTGATATATTCCCGATTGTTTTTGGGGATACCGTCACACAGGATTTCATAGACGATAATATGTCAATCCCTCTTTGTATGGAGATCTGGGAACAATTTGTAAAGATTAACCGTCTGGAAGGCATAACGCCTTTTTTTCGGGACGCTGTCAAGATAAAAGCAGTCCAGAATCTGACGAAGCCGGAAGCGAATTAATTATACCGTACGTCTACCATGTTTTAATGTCGGCGTATGGCTGGACGATAGACTATATCAATGACAGCGTGACAATACCACAAATTATATATTTGTTAGAAGTCATGAAAGATAATCCTCCCACTTCGATTCTAGGGTTCGGTATGGGGGAGAAGAATAAGACTAAAATACAAGAGAAAAAGCTTTTGACACAAATCGATACTTTAGGAGACAAAGTGAAGGTCGATAAATGGATAAACAAACCTAATGTGAAATCCGTTACAAGGCTGAAAGATAATAAGGTGCTAAAATGAATATAGGAAACGTTAGTGTTGGCGTGGAAGTTGATACAAGTAAAATGAACGAAGGTTTAGTAAAAGCAGCGAGTAAAGTTTCTACAACAGACAGCTTGTTCGCAGGTTTTGTTATTACCTTAAACGACTTAATGAATGTTGGGAATAAACTAGCTTCGGTTTTTAAATCTATTGTCGAAGCTGCGGGCGAGTCGGAACTTGTCACTAAACAATTATCCGACGCAATGAAAGCTCAAAACATTTACACAGACGAAGCTTTGCAATTGAACCTTGACTACGCTACCTCTTTATCTCAAACAACCAAATACACTGATGAACAAATAGCCTCTACAATGAAGCTTCTTACCAACTTCGGTTTACACGACGAACAGCTTCGTGAAGTGACGAAGAGCACGCTTGATTTAGCCACCAGGACAGGTTCTCTTGACTCCGCGGCCACTTTGCTTGGAAAAGCGTTTCAAGGAGAAACAGGACGCCTGGCGATGGTAGGAATCCAACTTGACGATAACATACCAAAGTCTAAGGAGTTTGGTGAGGTGATGCGAAAGGTGCGGGAAAACTTCGGTGGAACGGCAGCCGGTGAAGCGGACACATATGTTGGTAGTATGCAGCAAATGAAAAACGAGTTCGGAGAGCTTGCTGAGGTAATCGGGAATAGTGGTGGTGTGCTTGATGCAATGACAGATTTTAACAAGAACATTAAACAACTCACTATAAGCATGAAGCAAGAACTACCGGGAGCGATTGACGGAGTGAAAAGTGCGTTTAAAAAGATGGCAGAATCTGCTGCGGTTAAACCATTTTTAGATATGTTTAATAAGATAAACCAATTTTCTGCGAATACTGCAAAGGCAATTGAAAAGAATAATGTTGCAACAGTTGCTTCGGTAAAAACGAACGCCGACAAAATAGTCTCAGCAAAGAAGACACAAAGCAACGCTGAACTGGATATCATTAAAAAACAAAAGAAAGAAGAAGAAGCCCTTGCAAAATCCAGAATGGATTACGAGATCTATATCGGCACTAAAACGCTGGAAGACAAAAAAAGATTGCTTGAGTCTCAGCTTCGGAATGTTGCTAAGGGTTCTAAAGAAGAAATTGCTCTTCTCAAAGAACTCGCGGAAGTCTCCAATCAAGTCTCTCAAAAATCAATAGCTGGCGGTTGGAAGCTTGCTTTTCAAGATATTAAGAATTCTGCACTTGATTGGAAGGCTGCTTTTCTTTCTATACATAGTGCGCTGCAATCTTCTCTCTCTACAGCTTTAGCTTCGATGGTTTTAGAAGGTCAAAACTTCGGTGACGCGATGGGTACGCTTTGGGAAGCTATGAAAGTTTCTGTCGTTGGAGTTATTACCGATATGGCTGCTCAATGGATTGTAAAGGTTATAGCGATGGGAGCTCAGTGGGTTGCTACTCATGTTTTAATGGTTGCAGCGACCGAATCGCTGACCACCACAGTTGTTCTATTCGAAACCGCCGCAGCTCCGTTATTGATTGTAATTGTTGCAATTGCAGCTGCTTTTTTAATTTTGAAAAATAATTGGCAAACGGTTTTAGATACTTTTTCAGGAACAGCAGACAACCCATTGTCTTGGTTAGTTAAATGGTTTAATGAAATTTTAGAGGTTGTTCAAAAACTAATTGATAAGATACAAGAAATGATTGATAAAATTAAAAACATACCAGGCAATGCTTGGGAAGATATTAAAAAAGGTGCTACTGATATTGCAGAGCAAGCACAAAAAGACACGCAAAATCTTATTGACGATATATCTGATATCGTTAGTATAAAGTTTGCAGGAGGTGTTCGTAATTTTCAAGGTGGTCTTGCCGTTGTCGGAGAAGCAGGCCCCGAACTTGTGAACCTTCCACAAGGTAGTGACGTGGTCTCAAATGCTAATACTAAAAGTTTATTTTCTCAAGCTCGAAGCAGTGGCGGGGGTCAAAATATCAGTATTGTAATCAACGCTCAAGTGCGTAGTGACGAAGACTGGGAGAAAGTAACCAGAGGCAAGATTATTCCGGCTTTAAATCGTTACATGAAAAAGACAGCAAATTCACCTTTTGCTTAAGAGGATAAATTATGTCTAATGAAATTATAACATCATCAACTACATTTACAACGGTTTTTTTAACACAAGCAAGTGCAACTAAGTACCACGCGAGAGTTAGTAGATATTTTGATTTTTCCATTATTGACCATGAAAATACAAATGTTGCCAGCCCTATATTCACTTGCGTATTAACAAAAGGCGTAGGGAAATATTATTATCAATGGCGTCATTATGCGACTAATTGGAAAAAATGGAACGAAGTTAATTCAATGCACTATATTGCCAGTGGTGCAGATCTCGCTATCTCTAATGCAAAATGGTTAATGTTTGAAGCGTCCGAGAGGGCTACTTATACTTTAGAATTTGAGAACGCTCCACAGTATTCTTTTACAGAGAGTCAGATGTTTCGGACTATAGAAAGAAATCTTGCAGGAGATATCCTCTCAGAGTTTTGGACTACGAAAGGTAAGATAACTTTAAACTTCGGAGAAACCAATTCCATTTCAGCGACGGAAAAAAATCAGTTAATGAGATACTATGCTATGTCAAGCAACGATATTTATCTTGCATGTGCTCCCGCAACCGGCACAACTTATTACCGGAATATCTGGAAAGTTTACTTTGTTGAGGAGCCTCAAATTCAACCGCTCGACGGAAACGAAGAACGCTTTATTGTTTCGTTAGTTTTAGAGGAGAGATAATTTGTCAATAACTACAGAAATGGATCAAAAGATAGGCACGAAACCTATCTTGCGAGTTCAAATAACTACTTCCGGTGCTACTACGGACATCACATCGTACATGAAAAGTTGCGGAATGCTTGATATGGAAAAGAGCAGGACAGGCGAATACGCACTCGTTGCAGCTGGCGACATGATGTTTGTATTTAGCAATTATAACGATAAATTTACTGAACTGGATAATGGTTCAGTATTGTATGGCGTAACCTATATCGGTGGAAAAATAGACATAGACTTTGGATTTAAAAAAGACGATGGGACCATAGAGTATGAAGACCAGGCCGTTTTCAAGATTATTGATGTGTATTGTGCTTCAAAATCGTCCGAATGCCATATCGTAGGCCGTGACAATATTGAACGTTTAAATAAGTTTGTGCTTAATGTTCCGTCTAACGCTATTGTCCCTGTAGCAGGAAGCAATACCGGTAATGGCTATATAACTGAGGTGCAAACTAAACCTTTTGGAACAGTTACAGAAAACTGGACGATAACATGCACGTTGGGTGGTGGTAGTGGCGTGGCTACATTTTCTGTGGTTGGTTCGGTATCAGGTACCATAGGTACAGCTACCAGCAACACTGAATATACTGCAGGTAGCATGGTTAAGTTTACCATATACGCAGGTGGCACTAATTGGGTTATAGGTGATACGTATACATTTTCAACGAGAAAAAATCCTGAGTGGACTAACACTGACCCAATAAAAATTATCTGGTCAATACTTACAGGATACAATTATGACACTGATACGCAAGAGGCATGGTATAACTCAACGCCGAAACTTGACCATACACAAGGCGCAGGGAATACCGATCTGGATTTCGCATCGTTTACCACGGCAGTAACTAATCTTGGTTCATCATTTAATCTTACCGGTTATATTGGTATTAACCAAAACTGCTCAACTATTATTTCTGAAATAATAACACATTTTCTTGGTGCGGTATATGCTGACGAAGACGGCAAAATATCTATTGGTACCTATACGCCGTCATTAGGAGAAGCGAGCCCTCGTGAATTTAGCGGTACAAAAAAGATTACTGAGCTTAAATATGAAAAAGGATTTGACGATATAATCAATTCGTGCACAGCCAATTTTAAAAAAACCGCTTCCTGGGCATGGTCAAGAGATGCTGAAACACTTGATGGCAGCTATACAAAAACTAATGCAACGTCAATCACCTCGTACGGAGAAAGAACTCATAGTATATCAACTAACTGGATATCGGTAAATAATTACGCTATTATCTGGGCGGTTGATAGAATTATTGGCAAGTTTTCATCACCACCTCTTATTCTTGAATTTATTACCGGAACAGATGGCCTCCAAACAACTCTTGGAAATAGGATATCTGTTACCGATACCAAATCACAAATAGAACAGCAAATTATGGAAGTGTTTCGCTTAAGTAAAGATTTTTCCAAAAAACCCACACAGATAAGTATTTCATGCATCGACACCGGAACAACTAACTGGCCGTGGGCTTTTTGCGGTTCGTCAATAAACGAAACCGAACACAATTGGAGTGTTGCTGCATCGCAAGATTTTGATACTGCCGACACCTTTGAAAAGCAATTTTGCTATGCTTCGCAAAATGGCGGAGAGGGCACAGACCCCGAATACTATACGTGGTAATAGGAGATAACTTATGGCATATACAGACATGTCGGCACATTGGGCTTATAAGGATTTAGTCACTTATCAAGACTTAAACCAGCTTGGGGAGAATGATAAGGCACATACCCACGACGGAGTAAACACAGCAGCAATAAACACAGGTGCAGACATAACAATGGCGGCAACAAAAAAACTTATATTTGCAGGCGACACTTATATGCTTGAAAGTGCAGCAGATATTTGGGATTTATATGTTGGTGGTACGAATATAATTAAAGTCACAGAAGATGCATCAGACAAGGTGGAAATAAAGGGTGCCGATTTAGAAATTGATGCGGCAAAAAAATTATACCTTGACGGCGGTCTTACGACGGTTTTATCAGAGGTTTCAGATGGTAATGTCGGGCTGGGTGTAGCCAATTTCGGGATAGACGCAACCACAAAACTATACCTTGATGGCTCCGCGTGTAACGGAACTACATATTTGTCCGAGGTATCAGACGGCAATTTAGCAGTTAATAATTGCAACATAGGCATGACGGCCACAACTAAAATTTACTTAGACGGTATTGCCTGCACGGGGGACACGTATTTTTCCGAAACGGCAGCTAACACGATAAAATTCTGCGTAGGTGGGGTTGCGGATTTGCTTGAACTAGTTGCAACGGGTGTTGCTGTGAATGGCAATATTTCGCAAAGTGCTGGTGACAGGATATATGTCGGTGGTGGGTCATCGACTGATTACTCGATAGGACAAGCAGGCACAGGTTCTGGCACAACTACATTGTATATTGGGAACGCTTCAATAAATGTTACTTCGGATATTCGCCTCAAAAAAGATATTGAAGATACAAAGATAAAGGCACTCGCTATTGTTAAAAAGTTTTCTGTAAAAGACTTTACTTGGAACGACCCATCAGACAAGGCTATAAACAACCGCAATTCAAGGGGTCGCTGGACTGGGCTTATTGCTCAAGAAGCTGTTGAAGTGTGTCCGTTTGTGGTTAATGCTCCAAGACCTGAAGGT